AGAGCGCCCTTACCTCGGAGAGATTTTTCCACACAATTTTGGAGATTATGAAAATGGGGAGACAGCCTAAGCCAACCGCCCTGAAGATTTTGCACGGTGATTTCGCCAAGAATCCAAAACGCAGGAACAAGGCAGAACCGGAGTTGCCGCCAGAAGCGCCAAAGTGTCCAGCGTGGATCACTGGGGAACCCAGAAAGGAGTGGAAGCGGGTTTGCGATGAACTGCTTACGATGAAAGTTGTCACAGAAATTGACCGTGCCGCACTTGAAGCGTACTGCAAGATTTATGGCAAATGGAGAAAGGCTCTTTTGCAAGTGGAGCGTGATGGAATGACGCTGGATTCGGAACATGGAATGTACGAACACCCCGCGTCGAAGATTGCAAGCCGATGCGAAGATCAAATTCACCGTTACTTGTGCCAATTCGGGATGACTCCTGCAAGCCGATCAAGAGTTAATGTAACACAACAAACAGCACCAATGAGGATGCGTCGAGTCAGATGAAAATCGACAAGACAACACGACGATGGATTCGAAACGAAGCCGACGAAAAGGCGGCGTTTGCCGGCTGTCGCGTTGATGAATCTCGAGGGCAGTTTGTCATTGATTGGGCAAAGGAAAACCTTGTTTTGTGGGAAGGTGAATGTGCCGGGCAACCGCTGATTGCAACAGACTGGCAGTATGACTGTGCCATTCGCCTGTTCGGATGGGTTCGGAAATCCGACAGATGGAAGCGTGAGATTCGACGATTCAGAGAGGCGTTGATTGGCAAGCCGAAGAAAAACAAGAAATCTCCGACCGTAGCTTGGTGGATGCTCTATCTTCTTGATGGTGATGGTGAGCCTGGCCAGAACTGCTACACGGCGGCCAAAGACGGCCAACAAGCGATGATTGTACAGGAGCACGCAATCAAGATGGTTCAGGGCTCGCCGACGCTCGGGCAGTACATGAGGATCAATAAGACCGACAAATCAATCACGGTCGACGAAACAAACTCGAAGATGAAGATTCTGAGCAGCGACAACGTCAACGCTCAGAAGTCAAAGGAAGGGCTGAACGGTTCGTGCTCGGTGGACGAAATCCACGTTGTGGATGAAGCTTTCATGAAACGAATTAGCCGCATGGGGATCTCCCGCGCGGAGCCGCTTATTCTGCAAGTTACGACAGCTGGCGACGATCCGCTGAGCTACGGCAAGCAGCGTTATGACTACGGGATGCGAGTGAACTCAGGAGCGTTTGAAAACCCGTCGTTTTTCTTTGACTGGCACGAAGCACCACCAACGCTGACGGACGAGGAATTGAAGGCTGATCCAATCAAGTTTGGCAAGATGGCGAATCCAGCCTGGGGGCACACTGTCGGAGAGGAGGAGTTCATTGACGACCTGCGAGGATGCGACACGCCAAGCAGTCTTCGCACGTTCAAGATGTATCGGCTAAACATCTGGCAGCAGTCATCGAATCCATTGTTGCAGGCACACAACTGGGAGAAATGCCGACGCGAAGTGTCGTGGGAATATCTCGAGACTCTGCCATGCTGGGCTGGGCTTGACTTGTCACGAACGCGAGACCTGACATCACTCTGTCTTTGCTTCAAAGATACGGACGGCACGCTGCACTTCCGCTGGTGGTATTGGATGCCGGAAGACACAGCAAAGACACGGGCAAACGTGGCTCCATTTATTGACTGGGCGAACAACGAAAAGGCACAACTTACACTCACCGATGGAGACTGGATCGACTATGATTATGTCTGGTCAACGATCGTTGAAGTAGGCAGCAGATTTAACGTTCAAAAAATGCTGTATGACAAGAAGTTTGCAGACTATTTGATCCAGAGAATTATCATTGGCGAACAGAACACAGACGGGATATGGAAGCACAGGCCAGTTGATTTTCCAATCGAGGATTGCCATCAGGGAGCGTCGACGATGGCGGAGCCGATTCAGGAGTTTGAGAAGCTTGTCATGTCTCACAAAATGGCTCACGACGGAAACCCAATTGCAGCATGGCAAGCCAGCAACGTTACCAAGGGTCGAAATGGATTGTTGTGCAAACCGCATGGTAAGGACGATGTAAGGACAATCGACGGAATGCAGGCGGCTGTTATGGCTCTTGCTGGTGTCGAAGAGGGAGAAGTTAGCCTGGCATATTCTTCATCAGGCTCCGGCGTTATTTTGTTCTGAGGTGACTATGGAATACGGTGTCAGTCAATACGTTGTGAACGCTGTTCCAGTCGGTCGGAACGAAAGCCACCTGTGGAATCCAATGCCGCTTTCAAGCAGCCTTGCGTCTTCTGCTGGCGTGCAAATCAACCAGAGAACGGTTCTGGGCTATCCGCCGCTCTGGCGTGCAATCAATTTGATTAGCTCAAGCGTGGCCGGGTTGCCATGCGACTGCTTTCGTCGTCAAAAGAACGGCGGAAAGAAAGTCGCAATGAATCATCCGGCGCAATACCTGATGGAGAAGAAAGCCAACCGCTGGGTCAGTGCCTACACGTTTCGGCGGGCAATGACGGCCATCGCGGCACTTCACGGGAACTCCTACGCTGCAATCGACCGAGTCAACGGCAAGCCAGTTGGGCTGATTATGTGGGATGCTCAGCAGACCATGATCAAGCTTGATAACGGCAATCTTTGGTACGTCACTTACATCAACGGCAAGCCGGTCAGAGTTCCCGCCGAGGACATGATTCACATCCGGGGGTTTGGCGGTGACGGCATCACGGGCTGGCCGATTCTGGATCTGATGAAGGACGCTCTTGGCGTCGGCATGGCGGCACAGCAGTACGGCGGGCGATACTTTTCGCAGGGTTCGTCGATGAGCGGGCTCTTGATGGTTCCCGGCTCATTCAATGAAGAGAAGATTCGCAACACCTTGCAGGCATGGAACAGCATGCAGCAGGGATTGACCAATTCGCACAAAGTCGCATTGCTGCAGGATGGAGTGAAGTTTCAGCAACTGACGATCCCAAATGATGCCGCTCAGTTCCTGCAAACTCGAGAGTACGAAGTCAGATCGACCGTCAGCAACATTACCGGCGTTCCGCCCCACATGCTGGGAGATTCGACACGGACAAGCCACAACAGCTTGGAAGCAGAAGGGCAAAGCTACCTCGACTACACGCTGCAGCCGTGGTTGCAGACGTGGGAAGCTGAACTGGAAGACAAGCTTCTGACTGATCGGGAAAAAGAAACCGATTCGCATATCATTGAGTTCAACCGCGAAGCGTTGATTCAGATGACTTTCGAATCAAAGGTCAACGGGCTTTATCGCCAAAAGGAAATGGGAGCACTGAACACTAACGAAGTGCGGGCGATGTTAAATCTTCCAGGGATCGGGCCGGACGGAGACAAATACTATCACCCGGCAAACTGGGTCGAAGTGGGCGAGGAGCCGGAAGAGGCAGCGGGAGCAAAGCCAATGAAAGAAACGCCAGAAGAATCCAGTGCCGACGAAGGCAAAGACGACAAGACGACGAACATTCTTCGCGCGATGGTCACAAGTTCCGTCACTCAGGCCATCAAAATCGAGCGTGACAGAGTCGTGCAGCGTGCTGGCATGCAAGCCGCAAAGTTCATTTCGGCAGTTGATGAGTTTTACACGACATGGACAGATTCAACGCTGCCAGCACTTGAGCAATCAGAGGCTCGGCTGGCGATAATTTCACACGCTGAATACTCAAAGAAGCTTTTGGCGGACGCACATTCAGTGAGTACAACAACAAGCCTGAAAGCGAACGTTGCAGACGTGGTTGCATCGTGGGATTCTCGTGCTGATGAACTGGTAGAAAACCTGATGAAAGTGGTGCGGTGATGAAGACCTGCGAAACGTGTAGGCATTGGGAGAAGAGTGAACAGCAGCATCGTGGCATCCATAAGGCTGATGATGTGGCGTTTTGCACAAAGATTGAACCAAACGACATGAACGCTGAGGACTTCCAGAAATCACCAGCATTGGCAGGAATGGATTACCCGGTTTGCAGCTTGCTTACTAAGCGAACATTTGGCTGCGTTCTTCACGAAGAAAAGGTGCAAAAATGAGGTCAAAAATCACTCTTTCGTTGCCAAAAAGCATCGAAAACGCAGTAAAAGACGAGAATTTCCGCGTGTTTTACAACAATACGGCGGATGAATTGGAACTGTTCCTATATGGCGTCGTTGGTGATGAGTACACCGAGTCAGACGCTGGATCAATTGCCAAGGTGCTGTCATCGAATCGCAATAAGCCGGTGACAATGCGAATCAACTCCTTTGGTGGGCTGGCCTACGACGGATTGGCGATTTACAACGCAATTGCAGATCACAAGGGGCCAACAACAGGCATCATTGAGGCGGTCGCAGCATCGGCGGCAAGCTTGGCGGCTATTGGGACGGATTCCTTGAAGATGTACAGCAACGCAACGTACCACATTCATCAAGGCGTCGGATTTGGCTACGGCCACATTGCCGAAATTAAAGAAACAATTGACTGGCTGGAAAACTTCAATGAGGCTGCCGTGAAGACGTACGCCGCAAAGACCGGAAAGAGTGAATCTGTGATTGCGGCTGCGTTGCTCGGTGCGAATGGGGATGGAACCAAGTACAACGCACAGAAGGCGTTGGAAATGGGGTTCATTGACGAGATTATTGAAGCCGGAAGCAGCAAGAAGCCTAAGCCGAAGAACGACACAGCAAAGCTTCAGAACATGCTGAACTATCGAATTGCAAAATCGGCGTTGACAAATCGACGCTGACCTGTTTAGAGTTCTCACATCAGTCGCGAAGTCTCAAGTGAGATGGACGCGGCAATTGCGATCTGAGTGATAAGTTTCACGCCAATCGTTTAGCAGATTTTCCTCATCGAAAACCTGCCAGGCGATTGGCGTTTTGCGTTGGTCCCTGGCGAAAAAGGGACCAACAATGAACAAACTCAAAGAATTGCAGGCGAAGCGACAATCCCTGCTAGATGACGCTCAGAAGATCATTGACGCTGCAGGCGATCAGATGATGTCAGACGACGATGCCGCCAAGGTCAAGGCGTCAATGGACGAGGCCGACACGGTTGGCAATGAGATCGACGCCTTCGCGAAGAAAGCCGTAGAGCAGTCTGAAATGCGGAACAAGCTTCAGGCCGCCAAGAACAAGCCCGATAATCCGACGATTCGGGCAATGATCGACAATTTTGGCGGTTCACTTGCTCCCCAGTTGCCACACGTCGGCAACGGAGTGGAATTCAAGATTCCTCGCAATGTTCGTCCGCATCGCGTGAAGAACTTCACTCAGGGCGAAGACGGAATGTCCCCAGAAGTCAAGGCGTTTCGCTTTGGCGTGTGGGCGATGTCATTGCTTGGCAACTGTATGCCACAGCATAAGGGCGTGACTGCTCAGGCAGAACGCTACGTGCAGGAGCTTGGCATTCTGAATGCGGCGCACGGGGAAG